ACCCTGCGACATAGATAGCTGTTTCAATGCAGTAGCTCCAAAGGAACTCACCGTTGAGTTCAATCCTATTCTCAAGGTCAGCGGCGTAATCGCGTACCAATTCTTTCCACGCTGTAGAAAGAATGTTGCTGTCCATACCTGCAAACATTGCCTTAGCATCATCTGTTGATACCTGCAAAAGAACTGTTGCCAACTTATCCATATCCATAGTAGTACCTCCTAGTACTATAAAAAATATATATTCTAGCAGGGCTTTAAGCCCTGCTTACCTACCTAAAACTCATTGAACAAAACCTTTATGTATCGCATCAACGAAAAAGGTTTGTCTACGGGAACTTTAACCTGCTTGTAGTTACCCTCAAGCCACGGCTCTCCGTTTATGATACGGAATTTCACAGCATAAGGTAACAATCTACAAGCTGATTGCATACGGAGCATTGTACTCCAAGTTAAGTACTCGCTGTGTAAGATACAAGTAACATCTTTTACTTCACCATCGAAGAAGTTATCAAAGCTGACTCCAAACAAATACGAGTCGTAGTACATAGCATCTACCCCGTGTCCGAAGCTACTTGATAGCCAAGTGTTCCTATCTACATAGTAGTAGCTGTTGACAGTACCTCTTGCTTTAACCTTCAAGAGTTCATACCGCATCCTACTAGCAAGAGTTCTTGTAATCTTTCTACTCTCGTGGAAAGACATCGTTTTCTTTTGTCTTACTAGACAATAGAAACTCTCCTTTGAAGTTCCCTTTAGATACTCTGTGTACTCTTTAGCAGAGTTCTCTGTTGAGAACGAAGCTTTAGTAACCTCGTTCTCTCTTATGCCTATCGCAACATAATACTGTTTCATTCCAGTACCTCCTAGTACTTTATTTTACGAACTCTTTTACAAGTCCGTCTTTTGAAAATCCATAAGAGATGTATACAATCTCTTTGCCTTTGTCCTGTTTCCAGAGGGCAACCCCTCCGTCGTATAGGTTTCCGTCGTGTCCTTCCCAAGCCTGTCGCTTAGTAATAACCCACAACGTTTCACTACTAGTATGGAGTTCGTCTTCAACAAACTCTATACTGCCGTCGTCAACTATACTATCATTGTCTACGATAGTATGCCCGTCCTCGTCCACTGGGTACACTGTGAAACACAGCTCTCCATAGTGGTCGAATACATTGATGTCAAACTCTTTGTCGCCATCAACGTAGCCAAGCCACTCATCATCGATGTTAAGTGGAAGCTCTCCCACTTCAACCAAATCCCTCTTGCCGATTGCGGCAAGTACCTTGTAGCAGTTCGCTTCTTTCTTTAGAAAGACCATAGCAATCTCCTTCAGTTACTCTAGTAACTATTCAACTACCCTAGAGTACTAGGGTAGTCAAGGGTTACTAGAGTTCCTTTGTAACGCCCTCGACCTCATACTCTTTGCTTGTTTCAAAGAACCTGTCGCACTTTGAGAGTGCTTTTGTATAGCACTCTTCATTATCTGGCTCTCCCAGATAATCGTAAAAGTTATTGTCTATCAAGATACCTACTAGCATCTTGTAGTAGGCTCTGGCTTCAAAGCCAAAGTCAAAACTTCTTATATTGTTGTCGCAGGATTGCGGGGCAACCACAATCTGTTTGCTAGTACTATCAAAATACATAGCCACATAGAAGTTGTCGTGGTCGTCATCGTGAGTCCCATTCCACTCACTAACGAGCTTCTTAGTAACTGGAGTGCCTTCATTCTCGAAGGCATAAACTTCACTGCCATAGCGAGTATTGTACTCGCACCCTTCCATAACACCATAATGTAACATACAAATCTCCTTGTTGCTCTAGCAACTATTCAAGCACACTAGAATTACTAGTGTGCTTGAGGGTAACTAGAACCCTGCTACGTCTACTGATGCAGTCGCATCGTAGTCGTAGATGTTTAATGAGTAGCCATGAATACCTGCCACGGCTGCAGCCACTAGCAAAGCACTAACGATTAGTGCTAGCCCTATGTTTATTTTTGTCATACCTCTTGCCCTCCCAAGCAAGCTCTATGTAGAGCGAATACTCTCGCTCACGAGCCACCTTTCTTTCAATAGCGTACGGTGTTAGTGCCGCACGCAATCTTTCACAAGCAATGTCTAACTCGCTCATCGTACTACCTCCTGATTGATGTGCTGATAAATTTTGTTGTTATTCTCGTATGTGTATAACAACTCCGTACTTTTTAGGTTGTCAACCTCTACTAATAGGCGATAGTAGAACACCATCGCCTTGTGCATATTAGAAAACAGTCGAGCAGGTACGTTACCATTGCAAGCAACTACCCAGCCGCCCACTTTCTCAGCTTCGTAGACGGCTATATACAAGTCGTCTTCGTCCTTGAGTGAGCTTTGTTCGTTGAAAACAATCGGCTCGTTGGCAACGTACGCAATGTACGAACAGCCGTCAAGCCCATTAGTATATCCATTGTCTCCTGCCATTGCAGCAGCCTTAGCAATCTTTTCAATCTCAGATAGCTTTGCCATATCAATCTCCTTGCTGTTAACCAGCTATGCAAACAGTACTAACACTAGGCTAGTACTGTTCACGGGCGGGTCAACTAGATGTCGTATACACACTCAGGATTTCTTATGTCTACTCTGAGCCACTTCAACTGGAAGCCCTCTGGAAGTGTCTTCGCTCCCTCAGGCAAGCGTCCACCAATCAACTGGCACACAAAGAGTGTATCACCGTAGTTGAGAGAGACTGTCTCTCTGTTGAAGGGGAAGCCAGCTACATTGGCAGTGTCCTGATGGCCGATGATGCTCTTAGCACCATTCTCAAACGCCTTGCGAGCGTCGCCCTCTGAGCAAGGAACTGTGCGAGCGTCAGCTACGAAATTAACCCCTGCCAACATCTGTAAACTAAAACCATTTGTGATGTACTCCATAGGTACACCTCCTGTGAGTAAAGTATTTTGGATTAGCAATCCATCTAGTAGCACTAGAATTCTAATGCTACTAGGAGAGTGCTAAGCTACTCTTCGTCTAGTGGTGTGTTAAAGCACCACCACAGGAAGTTCTCTCTCCACTCGTCATACGAGCGAGGGAAGCCGTCCATTCTCAAGACGGCTAAAAAGTGGTTTTGCTCTCGGAGCTTGTCGAGTTTTGCGAGGCACTCGTACACTCTGTATCGAGCAACCTCCCAATCCATATCAGCACACCACCAATGCGCCTGAGCAGCTGCTCTCTTAATGTTCCTACTAGAACCATAGTAGGCTCTAGCATCGAGGTACTGCTCCTTATACTCTCTTGCAAGGCGGTTAGCTTCTCTTACGAGAAGCTGAACCTCGTCTTGAGGGTTTAAGCCGATAACGTCCTGCCCCATAAGAGTAATGCCGTCAGCCATCAATTCAAAATCTAAGTTAGCAATCTTTGCCATAATCGTCGCTAGTTATATAGCCACCAGCTAGGCTCGTAAAGTTTTCACCCATACGGGCTATTAAGTAGTCCAATCTCTTGGGCTACTTAACAGCCCCCCGACTGTTGTCGGGTGCTGTTTCCCTCTAGTTGTTGAAAAGGGTCATTGCCATCTTGCCGATAGCATCTACTGATGCCCCTGCTTTGATAGCTGCCTTAATAGCAACTACTCTCCAGTCTTCCTGAGTAGGCTGTGGAGCAGGTTGAGGAGCTGGAGCTACTGGCTGAGCCACTGGCTGTGGAGCAGGTTGAGGAGCAGGTTGAGTAGGCTGATAGCATATCTTCTCAAAGGCAGGTATTGCCTGACCCTTAAAAGCCTTTATCTGTCTGAGGAGTTTTGCAAACTTCTGAGCAGCCCTCTCGTCGTACGTCCAAAGCATTTCGGATTCAATGCTGAACCCCTGTATCCTAGGAGACCCCTGTCTACCAGTACCATTCCAGCGGAATTTCAGGCAGTCCAACCATCTCTCTTGACTCCAGCCCCAGTCCTTGAAGGACTTCAAACAACTCTTTGCCGAGTTGATGATTGCGGTTGAGTACCCCTCACCCTGAGTGCAAAGGCACTCTTTTACAAGTGCCTTGTTACTAGCCACATCGATAACCTTGCCATCACTATAGTGGGTGTCCCCACTATACATTGCACCACTAGGAGTGGTGCGTGACTCCTGTCTAAACCACACTTGACAATCAAACCACCTTTGAGGTTTGATTACAGTCTCGATTTGTGTCTGACTCGTGCAAGCGCACACTGTCTTGATGAGGTCTGTTGTAGCAATAAATTTAGCCATAGTATTTGCTAGCTATTAACCGCCAGCTAGGTCTGTGAAATCTAGGCAACTATACAGCCGCCTGTCTAGTACCTTAAAACTAGCTTAAAGCACTGGACAGAAGGCTGATGGGAGGCACAAGTACCCCCCTAGCCCCTGCCGAGCAACTAGCAGGAAAACCCCACTAGTACCCTAGCCACTTTTTTACATAACCGTTACTACACTTCAAGGCTTCTGTCGCTTTACCACTTAGGTCTATACTACCGCCCGACTTTCAGCTGTCACTACTGTCTATCGGGTAGTAGGCTATTGACTTACGCACGCCTGTACCCCTAACCCCCTCTGTACTAGAAGAGAGAGTTGGCTCACGCGCGGCTCGGTAGCTATTGCCTGTAAACAAGCTCTAACTACTGGGCGCACATTGCACGCTCGCTGGTTGCCTGTGTTTGTTTTGGTTGCAGGTACTAGTACCCACGCCCTCCACGCACCGACGCACGCAGTATCTCAGGATTATTAGGTGTCCACCCCCTATATAGCATACCCGCTCATACACTTGAATACAAGCACACTCGCCTTATTAGCCGACCCGCTATTTGATACTAGTATCTTTCTGGCATACTATCATTGAACTGTCTACGCAGGTCTGTGAGCTATCACCTCTAGCACCCGTGTCATTGCGATGTACCTGTGGGCGTATGCATTACAGTACTAAGACCCCTCTACACACGCAGGACTATCTCACGCACACGCTCTGTGAAGTCGCACGCACGCTACTAGTCCCAAGGCACACGGTCTACGTTTCTACAACGGAAATCGCACGCACTCGTAGGCGTTCAGTCGTTGACTAGTTGAAAACTAATCAGTCAATTGACTAGTGGGAAACTAGTCCCGCTTTGTCGCTTGACGGTCAACATCATAGCACGGATTTGATTCGACTTGCAACTCCGAGTACATTTACACAGCCAGACAATTTTTTGTCAAAAAACGGCTTAAAAACCTCAAAAGATTCCTCGCACGTTGTTCTGCGATACAAGTAGCACAATCACCAGCACACACACCCATTTTCTTTTGATTTTGCCAAATTTCGTACAAATGATTTTAACAACTTTGTTATCCACTACTCAGCTATATATTATATATTTTTTATACTCTTCTAGGGTATATAAAATTTTTCTATTCCTAGAAATAGTAAAATAGAGAAAATTACCCACTTTTGTAACAGTTTCGACAAAATCAAAAGAAAACTATATATCGTCAAGAGATTTTCGAGAAGGAATCAAGGCTGTTTCTGCTAGTGCTACGTGATAGCGTAGGGGTTATCATAAAATTTCTCTTTCCCCATCCCTCAAACCCACAGTTTCTTTAAGATTGTTTCAAGAAAGCAAGCAAAAATAGGGGGTAGGGGGGTATCCTGCATTTGACAAAAAACGGATAATAGAGTAAAATAGAAGGTATGGAAGCGATAAAGGTATTGTCAGACACGAAAGACACGCTCAAAATAGAAGAAATGAGCGAATTTCAGGGAAAGTTGAAGCACAGAAGTCCTCGCCAGGTGCAGGAATTGGCAGAAAGTCTTAAAAAAGAGGGCTTGATAATGCCATTTGTGATATGGAAACACGACGGAAAGAATCTTTTGCTTGACGGACACGGTAGATACAGGGCAATTAAGTACATAATTGCTGAGCAGAACGAATCTGACGGGCAAAAGATAAAGAAACAAGCGTTTCCTGTGATATATATTGAAGCAGAAAGTGAAGAAAAAGCTAAAAAGGCGTTGCTACAAATCTCCTCGAAGTACGGAAACATAACGAGGAAGGGTGCTGCTGCTTTTTGTGCTACAATTCCGCAGTATACAGCACCTGCTATTAAGGGTTTTGTGCGAAAAGAAGCGATAGAAAGACCCGAACGTCGCAATGAAAACAACAGAAGCGTGATACGCATCAGTATTCCTACGGAAATGGAAGCAGAAGTGAAGGAATTATTGCAAAGTGTATCATATATAAGGATAATATAATGGGAAACATTCTCGTACCGATGGTAGACAAAGAAAAAGCGTATGATGAGAATGGAAAAGTGAGTGCTACAGAGGATTCTGAGAAGGATTTTGTAGAGAAACAATCTCTTACGCAATCATTTCGCAAGTTATTGAACCTGCCAGCGAAAGATGACGACCTCAAAAGAAAGGACCAGCGACACATAGAGCAGACGCATTTGTCTGTATATGAGCTTGCTAGTCAAGAAGGCTTGTCGGTAGTGGAATGGGTACAAAGAGACCCTACTACTGCTGTAGAGTATGCTGAGAACAGCTGTGCATACTGGCAGAACATATTGACTACGGCTGCTATGACAGGTGCTTTGAACATTCCTGACGAGAATGGGGTAGTAGTAAACTACACAGTATCGAAAAACCAGACGAAATTGATTGAGCTGCGAGTGCGAGAAGCGTTAAGGCAGCTTGATTACATAAATGAATTGGCATTAACCTCGTATCGAGATGATGAGCAGCGCAGGGATGCATTGCAGCGTGTAATGTACAGACGTGCTTTGAAGGGTGATACTCGAATGGCGATATACTTACACGATAGAACAGAGGGGCGACCGAGCGAGAGCAAAGTTGCGGAACTGGACTACGACTATACGTATGCAGTATGGGCGATATTGAAGACCTTGTTCGACAAGCAGCTTGAAGTATTGAATTCTGGTTCTGGTGTACGTCTTATCTGTTGCTCACGTCGAGCAGGTAAGACACATTTGCTTGTGGCTATAATGCTTATTGAGTGCTTACGCAAGCCGAGAATGAAGGTAATGTACATCGGAGAAACGATGGAACTCTCTGTGTCGTTGGTAGACAAAGCGGCGAACGACATTATTGATGCTGCTAAGTTAAAAGACAAGAGAGGAAGACGACTCGATTGGAAACACTTAGACAACGGTTCTGAGATTATGGTTAGAGGTCTTTCAAACACGAAAGACCCTGACCAGATTCGAGGACACAATGCTAAGATTATTGTAATTGATGAGTTCTTCCACTTGAAGAGCGAATTGTTGGACTATATGCAGAAGGAAGTCTTGACACCTATGCAGATGGACTACGCAGATGACTATATGTTTATCTGTGCTGGAACACCGCCGAGAATAAAAGGAACGTATGGTGAGAAGGCTTGGAACGAATGGAACGTACCTAAATTCCATTGGACTTGGAAAGACAATCCGCATCCTGTAAACATTGAAGCGAGAACTGAGTTTGTCGAGAACGCTTTGAGGGAAAAGGGCTTGACGTGGGATAGTTCCTTTGCTAGACGTGAGTATCTTGGTGAGTTCTGCTATGATGATGATTTGTTGCTATATCCAGACTATTATTGCTATGACCCAAGAGAAGCGATGCCAGACTTGCAGGTAACTAGGGTGTTGTTTGGTATCGATTACGGAGTAAGCGACAACGATTGTTTGATTGGTGTTGCTTGGAATGATGAT